GGAATTACCACTTGCAAACGGCACAGCGCAAATGGCTAACAACGACTTTAACTTAGATGAGTGTTTTGTTCACCCAAGTGCTTCTGCAGTTGATGGTAACACCACAATAGCAGCAGGAAACAGTATATCCGGATCCACTTTTGCAGGTGTTGACATTTCTAATATATTGAAATTCAATGTAGGCTTTCAAGGTGGATTTGATGGAGACGACCCAGCCATAACTAAAAAAGTAGGCGCTGCTATTGTACCAAGCAACATGTGTGGATTAAACTGCACTATAGCATCTTCTCCAGGATCAGTAGCTTATATTAAAGCGCTTAGCACAATAGCAAACTCAGAAGAAATAGATGTAAACCTTATAGCAGTTCCCGGAATCAACGTAGCTGATCACTCTGCAGTTGTAAATAAAGTAATTGAGGTAGCTGAAGACAGAGGTGATGCATTTGCAGTTATTGATCCAATTAGCTACGGAAACACACTTGGTGCTGCAGTAAACGCAATTACACAAGCTGGATTAGACACAAACTATGCAGCTGCTTATTGGCCATGGGTTAAGATACTTGACACAGATAGAAACAAACCAGTATGGGTACCACCTTCGGTAGTATTACCACGAGTGTTTGCTAACACAGACAATGTAGCTTATGAGTGGTATGCACCAGCAGGTTTAAATAGAGGTGGTCTTCGTGAAGTAGTAGATATTGAAAAAAGACTATCACAATCAGATCGTGATGACTTATATGAAAATAGAATAAATGCTCTAGCAACCTTCCCTAACCAAGGAGTTTGTGTATGGGGTCAAAAAACACTACAAGCTGCTCCAAGCGCATTGGATCGCATTAACGTACGAAGATTACTAATCGCGTTAAAGAAGTTTATTGCAAGCTCATCAAGATACTTAGTGTTTGAGAACAATACAACTGAAACACGTCAACGATTCTTAAACATTGTGACACCTTACTTAGAAACAGTAAAATCTCGTCAAGGAATATATGCTTACCGAGTAGTTATGGATGAAACTAACAACACTCCTGATGTAATTGATAGAAATCAAATGTACGGACAAATATTTATTCAGCCAGCAAAGTCTGCAGAATTTATTATACTAGATTTCAACATATTACCAACTGGAGCAACTTTTGACAACGCTTAATATTTATTAGAAAAGAGATATGGCTAATTTAATTGAAAATGACAAAATATTCTATACCAACTACGAACCAAAGGTACAGAACAGATTTATCCTAGAAATCGATGGTATTCCATCTTTTTTATGCAAAAAAGTATCTCGTCCCCAATTGGAGTGTGGTGAGGTTGTATTAGATCACATTAACATCATCCGCAAGATGAAAGGAAAATGTAAGTGGGGTGATATTACAATCACAATGTACGATTCAATTGTGCCTTCTGGAGCACAAGCCGTAATGGAGTGGGTTAGAACAGCACACGAATCTGTAACTGGCCGTGATGGTTATGCAGATTTCTATAAGAGAAACTTCGATATCTTTGTACTAGGTCCGGTAGGAGACAAGATTGAAAACTGAAAGATTTGGGGTGCTTACATTAAGACAGCTCAATTCGGAGACATGGACTGGTCTACAGAAACACCGGTAGAGATTTCATTAACATTAGGAATAGATTACGCAGTACTTGAGTATTAATAAGTATTGAAATATCCAAACAAATGAAATTATCACAATTTAGAAAACTAATCCGTGAAGAGGTTAGAAAAGTGGTTAATGAAAGCCAAGACAAAATTATTGGTATTGGGGATAGCGCAGCCCGTACATATGGTATGGACATGGAAGAACTCCAAAACGATGTTGAAGATGAGTATAACTTTGCAAAGTATCGTGAGGGTATCGACTATGAATGGAATATAGCTAGAGGTGATGATTTCCCACACGCAATAACTATTAAGAACGCAAGCATGATTAGTGATCCAAAAGTAAAGGAGTTTTTGGATTGGATAGGAGAGTCAAGAGTAAAAGGATACCAATAAATTAAAAAACTAACAATCAACAAGTTAAAAAAGCCAACCCTAAAAAGTTGGCTTTTTCTTTTTCCGTGTATATTTATAAGAGAATTAAAAGTTATTAATCTATTATTAAATCTATGAGCAAAGTCGTATCCGATGATTATCCAAATCAAGCACCACTTTCAGACGCTGAATTAAAAGCTAAAGTACTAGCAACTCAAACAAACACAGGAACTCCTACAGAATTTACTACTCAAGGAGAGTCAAGTGCTGTACCAACTGAAGTAATACCACTACCAAGTAAGGGAAGGTTTTATCCAGAAGGACATCCACTAAGATCTGGCACTATTGAAATGAAGTATATGACTGCTAGAGAAGAGGATATTCTAGCATCTCAAAACCTTATTAAACAAGGAGTTGTTATTGACAAGTTGTTACAATCGTTGATTGTTACTAAAATTAATTACAACGACCTATTGACAGTCGATAAGAATGCTATCTTTATAGCAGCTCGAATATTAGCTTATGGAGAAGAGTATAGTGTTAGCATTACATGTCCAAACTGTACAGAAAAAGCAACAAACACCATAGACCTGCAGCAATTTTCTGAAAAAGAAATTGATTGGACTACTTTTGTTGATGGTGAAATCTATCATAAGTTTACATTGCCAGTAACTAAAAACGTATTAACACTTAAAATGCTGACTCATGGTGATGAAAAAAACATTGAAGAAGCATCTAAGATGTATAAAAAAGCTAACAAAACACAGGGTGTCGATCGTGACCTAACAACAAGATTAAAGCAAGTTATTGTAGCAGTTGATGAAAACACAGACACTAACTTTATCAATAAGTTTGTAGATAGTATGTTTTCTAGAGACTCACTTTCCCTGCGAAATCACTTAAAAAAAGTAACACCAGACATTGATACGACATTTGATTACGAATGTCCTCACTGCAATCACGAGATGGCAAATATGCAGTTGCCAATTGATGTAGGATTTTTTTGGCCTGGGGTCTGATTACAAGGCCCACCTGTACGACCAACTGTTTGATCTTATGTATTACGGAAAAATGGGCTGGTCATGGACAGAACTCTATTCTCTACCAACACACATCAGAAACTACTATTATAGAAAGTTGGCTGATGTTAAGGAAAAAGAACATAAAGCGGAACAAGCAGAAGTTGATAAAGCTAAAGCAGGATCGCGTCGAAGATAGTATGAGCCAGTATATTTTACTGGCTTTTCTTTTTACTAAACTATTTATACAAAAGCCCTTTCATGAAAGCAAACAAACAAACATTAAGAGAAGCAATTCGAGCATATATTAAAAAAACGCTAAAAGAAGATCCACAAGCAGACGCTGAGTGGATGGTAGACAAGATCACTACAGCCTTAGACGCCGCAACTAACAAAGACAAAGATTATCAGTACGCAGCTGCCTTTAATAGCGATAAATTTAAGCAGTTAGCTCAGGATCTAAAAAAAGAAAAACAAGATGAGCAAGTGTTAAAAGAAACTTTTTTAGACTGGTTAGCAGGTGGAGCGGAAAAATACGGTCGTGGTATTATTGATCGAAGAGCTGGTTATCTTACTCAAGCAATGAAGTCAGATCCTAAACTAGCTCAAATGGCTAGAAACGCCGGTATGAGTGGTCACGATTTTGAAAGTAAAATGTACTCTATTATGAAGAGTGATACAAAGTTTTTAAAAGCATTAGCTACACAAAGATATAGAGAATAATAAATGGCAAACAACCAAGGTGCAGGGGGCGGAGGTGCCCCAGATCCAAATGCAGGTAGAGGTCTTCGCGACAACTTAGTATCTTCTGAGCTTGCTGCAAGAGAGCTTTCTCAAGACTTAGGCTATGCACTTGAAAATCTTGCAAAGGCACAAAAGGCATTAGAAAAGCAAGCTAAGTCGTATGCTGGACTAGTAGGGAGTAGCCAACTACTTAATTATTTAGCAAAAGACAACTTAAAATTTGCTCAAGACCTCACACAAATGTATGAGAATGAGACTCAGGTGTCTAATGATGTTCTCTTAAAAAGAAACATGATAGGTACTCAACTACAAGGTGAGTACGCTCAGTTACTAACAACTTACATGTTAGAAAACGAAATTACCGATATTAATGACAATAAAGTTCAATTACTAATTAAGCAGCTCAAGCACAGGCAAGAGGCAAATGAAAAACTTACAGAAGAACGAGACTTGTATGAGTCAATTGCTTCACAAATGCTTGAAATACGAGAAGAAGCAGATTCTTATGGAAAAAAGTTAAAAGGAGTACTAGCAACAGCTCGAGCAATTGGAAACGACCCAAAAACACTAGGCGCGTTTGCTTTAAATCAAGGAATTGAGGCAGTTGAAAAATTAAACCATGGAATGCATGAGTTTCACGAAATGGGAATGACTGGAGGTCAAGCTTTGGAAGCTCAAATGCAATCACTCTCAGTAGCATCACTAATGGGGCTATCAGACACTAAAGGTGCAATACAGGGAATTGTAGAACAATACGGAACTCTAGCTGGAGCATCAGCAGAAGTAACAGACCACATTGGACACCTAGCTCATGAGATGGGCATTAGTGGCGCAGAGGCTGGAAAGCTTACTGCTGAGATGTCTATGATGGCAGGAGAGTCAATGGCTACTAGTGCAGAAACATTAGAGTTTACAAAGAACTTAGCAAAAGCATCGGGAGTAGCTCCCGGCAAGTTAACAAAGGAAATGGCAGCCAATACCAAAGATATGGCTCTTTTTTCAAAAGAAGGATCAAAGGGATTTGCCAAAGCAGCCATGGAGCTACACAAAATGAATGTGTCCATGGACGCAGCAGCATCTGCAGCAAATAGCTTATTAGATTATGAGACTAGTATAGAAGCTCAGATGGAAGCTTCAGCACTACTGGGTAGAGAGATCAATCTTGATAAAGCTAGAGAGTTAGCTCTAAATCACGACTCCGCCGGTGCTATGAAAGAGTTAGTTAACCAAGCTGGAGGACTTGCAAATTTCCAAGCAATGAATGTGCTAGAGCAACAAAAGTTGGCTGCAGCAATAGGGTTACAGCCCGCAGAGTTGCAAAAGGCAATGGAAGCGCAGGAAGGACAAAATAAATTAATTGGAGAAGGAGAAGCAGCACAATCGGGATATATGGCTAAGTTGTTAATGGTTGGGTCTGGAGGTGTTAAGTTAATGCAAGAATATGGAATGGCCATGATGGTCCTGCTTCAATTCTTAACGACGGGGAATGGACTTCAATTAGTTGGTAACGGATTACTTATAGCAAAAAATGTAATAATTGCCATTGGCAACGGATTACTTTTGGCTGGAAGTTTTATTATGAATCTGTTAACCGGAGGTGTTGCAGGTCAAATAGCAAAATTTATAGCACTTAATTCTGTTAAAGTTGCCGGTTATGTAGCAGAAAAAGCACACGCAGTATGGACTAGAATGACAGAAAATACTCAGTTTGGACTGTTTATGGCTAACATAGCAAAAAGAAGAGCAGCAAGATTAGCAGAAGCTGCTGCTGGTGCCGGAGGTGGTGCAGCAGACAAAGCTAAAGAAGCAGTAACAAATAAACTAAAAGAAAAAACAACAGCTAAAATAAAAGAAAAAGGCGGAGATTTAGCAGGCAAAGCAGCAGAAAAAGGAGGAGATTTAGTAAATAAAACAACAGATAAAGCAGCAGAAACAGCTACTAAAGCCCAAAAAGTACCAAAAACTTCAGGGGGG